TAACTCGTTAAGTATGTCGTATATCTGATTGCCGTCCTCGTCCTTAGCCAAGGCATCGGGAAAGAGAGCCTTAGTTAATTTAGCCAAGGATCCAACGGCCAATATATTACCGATTGTTACAAAGCCTGTTTCCTCCGGAGATCGTACAGAGATACCAAAATCCGATACGGCCCCGCCAAATACAGGGATATAAGTGCCAGCGCTGTTTTTCAATTCAAGGGTCAAAACATCGGTGACGTCTATATCAAAAGCCGAGTTATTAGTATTGACGATTTCTAAACGTGCATAGCCGGCGTTGCATTGGAGATCAATATCATCTCGACCTGTTGCCATTGTTACGCTCAGTACGGTGTCGTAAACGGTCGCACCGATTGTAATTCTCCACTCCGGTAGCCATGTCATAGCTGCACGTAAACTCCAGAGTCTCGATTAGTAGAGGTACCGCGATAGGTAGATTGGTTAAGAGCATCGGCTACAGCTCGAGCAATAGCCTCAGGATCACCGATACCCGCCTCGATAGTAATATTTACGTTACTACCGCCTCCGGAGTAGCCCATAGCCGAGCCCGGGAAACCGCTAGAGGCATAATCACCGGCTCGACCGCTACCGCCATATACGCCGCCTGTACCCGGTACGATAGGTACAAAGCTGCCTTTAGCAAGTGCATCGTTTAGTGCGGCACCTGTAGGAAAACCTTTAGGGCTAGCATTTGGATCGCCTAAAATAGGGGCCGCGTGAGTTGGCATCTTGCCACTTTCCATGGCGGCGATAGTCCTTAACAGAGCCATAGCCTTTTCAAGATTGGATATGTTAATCAAATCCTTAGGGACAATATCCTTAAGAATAGACTCAATCTCTACGAGTTTAAGTTTTTGATTAGTCAAAGCGCTAAGAATGAGCAAATCCTTATTTAGCTTGGCGGTGCCAGCCTCAATAGCTTTAATATCCTTAGAGGCTAAAGCATCCTCTAAATCATTCATATCCTTTTTGACCTGCAAGCGAGCAAGATCGTTAGTAATTTGTAAGAGCTGGGTTTTATCTGTTACATCGGCTAATTGGCGAGCTGTGTTTAGGGTAGCGGCGGCAAGTTGGATCTTTTCCATGTCAAAGACATCTGAGCCTTTACCAAGTGCTAATTTAGCCTTGTCAATAGCGAGCTGTAACTTCTTGGCAGCGAGGATTTTTAATTCCTCAGCTGTAATTTTTTTATTTTCTTTGAGGTCAGCTTTATTATATCGAGACTCAAGCTCTCGTAAATGGTTGAGGCCAGTAGCATCCGCATCGTAAGCCTTATTTTTTGCTTTGTCGGCATTATTCCAAGCATCGGTAAGTGCATCAACGCCCTTAATTGTAATACCGATAAGTGCCACCATACCCGCAACCATAAAGGCAGCGCCATAAGGATTAAGGGCAAACATCTCAGCGATAGCGGTAGCAAGGGCCGTAGCGCGTAAAATTTTATAGGTCTCGTTAAGTAACTTAATAGCCGCTATCGTTGCAGCTACTCCAGTTAGAATTTTTGTAGAGACATAAGTAGCCGCTAATATCGCTAAGATGCTTTTTATTAGTGTCTCGTTTTCTTTTAGAAAACCTGCAAGTTTCTTAAAATTTTCGCTGGCCGAGGTAGCAAATTCCTCGATCTTAGTCTGTAATTCTGTAATATTGGCTGAGTCGGTTAAGATCATAAAACTGTCAATCAAGCCTTTACCTAGGATCTCTTTAGCGTTATCTATAGATACGCCTAACTTGGCCATCTTTCCGGAAAAGGTATCGGCCGATGCAGAGGCAGCACCCTTAAAGGTTTTGGCTAGTTGATTGACGATATCGTCAAATTTTCCAGTTTTAAGATCAGCTTTTGATATGCCTACGCCTAATTTACTAAGAGCTGTATTATTACCAAGGTATGCCTTAGAAAGTGCTCCGATAACGCTAGATAAGTCTTTTCCGGTTGAGGCTGATATATCTAGCGCTAGCATTAAAAGTTTTTGAGATTGAGCTGTATCCCCTGTAGCAACCGCTAAAGTCTGATAGGCCGGCCTTAACTGGTCGTCCACGATCCCAAATTCAGTAGATAGTTTTTGTAGGTAGGCCTCAGAGGCCGCCACGTCTCTACCAAGACCCACGTTTTTAAGAGCTAGAGCTAGTTGCTTTTGTGCCTTTTCATCCTCAGCTGCGGCCCTAACGGCGGCCTTACCAAAAGCAAGTACGGCTCCAACGCTTAACGTTACGCCTAAAGTCCTACCTAGATTTTTAACATTTTTTGTCAATTTATCGGTAGCGGTATCCGCTTGCTTAAAGGCTTGCTTGCCGACAAATTGACTAAGTATATTTATCGCAATATCTGTAGCCATTATGCGGCTCCCTTAACAGCGTTATCAAATCTTAAAGCGGCCTTTTCAATAGCTAGAATTAGTGCAGCGTTAGCCCTGCCGTTATCTTGTGCCCATGCTCTAAAGATTACGCGGCCTGTCTGTTTACGACTAGGCCGGCCTACCATCCCTGTAGGACGAGCACTCACTAACTCGCCGGCTGAGTTTAGATTGTCTAAAAATTGCCGACCAGCGTTAGGGTTAAGGGATTTGTTATACCCTCTACGATCCTCGCGATAATTAACCGGGGTAAATTTGCTACGTTGAAATACCGGTTGCCCATCTGGATTTTTACGGCCCGCTGTTTCATAAATTGCACCGGCGGCGGACGAATTAACGATCCTTGCTAAAGCTACAAAACCGTTTTTATTGGGCCGAGATGGTGAGGTTTTATAGCCAATACCTCGTTTAGCCTCAAATGAGCTATAACGCGGAAAAGGCCTATACTCTAAATTTTCAGAGGATACAGGTTTAGACCAGCCGCTTAATACTTTTCCATCTGAGGGTAAAAAACCTTTTGCTACCGTTGTAACGGTTTTAAGTATTTTTGCCATTTGCTTTTGAGTTTCCTTGGACAAATCCGGAGCAAATTTGCGTAAGGCAAGGCGGAGCTCAACGGCGCCGGTTAATTCTGTTGCCATCTTGTATCTCCTTAGCCTCATCCTTTAGCCCTAGCAATAACGCATCAAGCATATTCTTATCAAGATCCAAAAGCGCTTGCGGCGAGATCCCTAGCCTTATGCTCAAGCGAGCAATTAGGTAAGTGAAAGGGAGATCCCGCTTTAAGCTAAAGGGTCGGAGTCCTCAACGGTTACGCTTTTCAACGTATCTATAAAAGTCTCGCCAAATGGTTTAGGTGCTTCACCCGCACGTTTTGTAATTTCCCAAGCCAAGTAATAGACCATCGATTGCTTTTCCTCCTCGCGGAAAGCACGATGAAAACCGATCTTGTAATATTGCTCAAAGGCATACTCCACGCTAGGCGTGATCTCTCCTACAAGCTCGGATCCATCATTACGTACGATCTTTAATTTAGCCATTTTTTGCCCCTTAGTTAGTTAGTTGGATTTACCAAGTACCGCTAGTTGCGATAGCGGTTTTGGAGTTACAGGTAAATGTAAGATCCATCATCGCTTCATCAGCTACGGCGCCGTTAATTGGAGTTAGGTTATCGATCAAGATTGTACCGCTGTACAAAACGTTAGTAGCTGAGATGGCAGCTGTGTAATCTTGGATTGCCTTAAATGCCACGGTTGTACCGTATGCAGCTTGTAGCGTTGCCAAGATAGATCCTGCGGCTGTGTCGTTAAGTAGTGTTACGGTGATCGTGTCAGCTGATAGCCCAGTTACGAATTTGTGAGCTGTGTCGCCCATCGCTGTAACCTCGAGCTGGTCGGCCTGTTGAGTCAAAGTAAAATTTGTAACGTGATCTGTAAAATCTACAGGTGTAGCGCCGACCTTAAAGCCGACCTTATTATTTAAAAAAATTGCCACGATTTATTCCTCGTCTTTCTTGGCTGTTGGTTTTGGTGTTGGTGTTTCGACTTGACCTATCTTTTTCAGAAAAGCCAAATCCTCAGGTGTTAGGTCAGACATAGTTAGCTCCAGCTCGTTAGGGTTGAGATATTAAAATCAGCGGTTAAAAGCGATCCACTCTGTACCTCTAGTACAGATGGAGCACTCATAGCGCCAACATTCATTTTTATACTTGAGGCCGCGAGCTTATTAAATACAGCTACGGCCATAGTCTCGATACCGTTAAGGTTTCCCTCATTGTCAAACATCGGTACGGTCATAATAATTTTAAGGTTAGCCATAGGCGAGATTGCCGCATATGTGTTATTGCTCGGAGTGATGTAATCGTCTGCCGGAGCCACGATAACGCTGTTAGCTATGATTGTGGCCGGCGGGTAACTAAAGGTATTCCAAACGTTAGGGTTATCGAGAGCGGCAGCTAGTGAGGCTCTTAGCGTGGTGATGGCTGTAGGCATTATCCGACCATCGCATTAGGGTTGGTATATCCGGCTATGAGCCCGCGAATTTTGCCGATCATGCTGTTACCCATTCTGTATGGGCTTGGGCTAAATCCATCTACCGATACGCCGCCTGTCTGTGAGACTTGGCGAGCTTGAAAAATATCTACGGCCAAGATCATCGCTGCCTCGCGTACAGCTGGAGTAGTTGCATAAGAGTTAGTTTTTGTGTCTGCCCCTACAGCTGATCCATAAGGGAGTACGCGAGTAAAATTAGCGTTAGCGGCTGTCTTAGCAAATTGGATAAAGCTGTATCCCTTAGGCCAGTTAAAGGCGTATGTATTAAATGCTATGGATGGAAACTGGGAGGTAGTGCCGGCCGTCCAAGGGATCGTCCCTGTTATCGTGTAGGTGCCGTTAAAGGTTGAGCCGCATCCACTCAAGGTTACAGAGTCCCCGGTGCTAAAGATTGCAGGGTTAGCAACCATTACGGTAGCGACATTGTTTTGTAGAGTTGTGCCCACTACTGGAGCAGAGTCAAACCATAAAAATTGGTTGAGTAAATCTTGGGCAGCCTGACAGCACGTTTCCACAATATCCGATGAATAAAGGTTTTCAATTCCTAAATTGCTTCGTAGCTCGGCTTCGGTTACGTATGTCGCTGGCACTTATTTACTCCTTTACTTACTAGGGCCGGTAGCCCTCAAAGGGCTAAGAGGGCTACCGACTATTAGTTGTTATTAGTTGAGGTTAAACTTAACGATACCCTTAGGCATTTTGGCGATTGTTGCCATGTAGCCATAGATAGCGACCTGTACCTGTAAATTTGAGACGACATTTACGCTCATGTACGCGGTAGGGCTCGAATATACGGTAAATGCCTCAGGTGCAAGGATGACAGCTGAGTCATCGATAGTTGTAGTAGCTGTAAAGTTTTTATCAACATACAGATCAAGACCTAGCACGTTACCGCGGATTGATCCGGGTTGTGTTAGACCGCCTGCGTTCATTGGCTGAGAAGCTGAGTAAATTGGACGGCCGGTTGTATCTGTAGCGCCCATGAGTAGCTGCCATTGTGATCCATTGGCAACATAGTTATTAGCAAAATAACCTGTAGCTTCATAGACCTTACGAGCTGCATCGCTAGCAAACTCAATAATGCCGCCTGAGTCTGCATCGCATCCTGAGCTGTATTGACCAGCTGCAATAAGAGCATTTAATACTGTTGTATCGATTGTCTTAAGGTAAGCGTTTTGTAGTTGATTAGTTAGCTCGCTAAAGAAATTACCATCACCGTATCCGCGCTCTAAAAGCTCGATACTGATCGTATTCATACCGGCGTACTTGGATACGGTACCTGTTAGGTAAGCCGTTTCCATTCCGGTATTTTGTACCGCTCCGGCTTCGAGCTCAACGGTTACTACAGGCGCTACGCCTGTACCGCCTCCGGCTGAGGTCACGAGTGAGGGGACATTTATTGTCATGCCGTTTTGTGGGAGCACCCCTCGGCTGCACGCATCAATCGCCGGCGTTCCAAAACGAGTATTGGTTGGGAATTCTGATAGATACTGGGTTGGATTGAAACCCGGATTTGTTGTAAAACTATCATCGGCAGCTGTTACGTATAGCTTTGAGTCCTCGTTGCCGAGTGCAGCCTTAATTTTGTGCTCTGTATAAGCACCCATTGAGACAATAGGTGTACGGACTCGCTGAGAGTCTAATACGGATGGACGGATGATCTTACGAGCGGCTTCGACTTTTTCAGCCTCGACCGGTGTATCTACCGGAGTTTCCTCCGGTGTATTTTCTGGGGCTGTAGTCACAGCTTCCTCGCTTTCGGTTTCTGTTTCGATCTCTACGATAGTCGTAGAAATAGTTGTAGTTTTCTCTTTTGTGCTAGTTGCAGCTTCAATAGCAGCTCTCGCCGCCATAATCTCCTCAACCGCTGCGCTACTAAAGGCCGCGCTTTCGACAAGCGATACCTCTTTGAGGACGGCAGCCGTGACGAGCAGGTATTCACCCATTGGCTTAGAGGCCGTAACATCGACCCCTACGGATAAGCCGCTTACTAGGTTTTCCTGAGCCAATACGAGAGCATCTTGTCCTCGAGTGCTACTCGATAAACGGAAAGAGGCGTAAACGCCTTCGGTTGAGTCGCTAGCATTTATCATGCGGCCAACAGGTTTATCCTGTTGATGCTGCGCTAATAATTTTATTTTTGTTGGATCCGGAATAGCGATAGATCCTCGCTCAAAAACAATAGGGCCAGCTGAGGTATGTCCGATCTCGCCGTATGGAGCGATAAGCCCCGAGACGATCCGGCGCTCAACATCTGCCGCCTGTATTTCCTGACTAAACGTTAATAGCACTTGCATCTCCTAGCGGTGTTAGTTGCTCCATTTGTCTAGCTTGGTTTACGTCAATTAAATCTAGGTTTAGCATCTTTTCGATAATATCTAAACGCTCTCTTGCATCTGCACGTAAAAACGAGTCATCGACCGCAAAACGTACCTGATTTTGTGAGTTAGTTATGTCGTTCATTGAAAGACGATCCTCGATTGCACAAATATATGGCTGTAGTGAGTACGCCATAAATTCCTTACGGCCGTCTAAAATATTTTGGTATGTCATGCTGTTATTCATATCGGCAGAAATATAATAGGCGGGT